TACTCTTCATTAAATCTTGAATTCAATAAATCTTCAATAGTTTCTAAACTATAAACAGAAGGCCACACTACAGTTCTATATCTAATATTAGCAATAACATCAAGTATAGAAGTAATGGTTGGATCATTTATACCGTTCGCCCATGATGTAATAGTTGCAGAAATACCGGCTACAGCACCAACTACCTTTAAACACCAATCATTTGCTAAGGTCCCACCATTTTCAGCTGTGAATGTAACTTCACCTGCGTTATTAGATGCAGTAAAAGGTGCGTCCAATAAAGCATTAAACTTACTCTCTATAGAATCACCAGTATCAGTTGCTGTATCTTCATCAAGTACATCTATTTGTACCGTATAATTCTTCTCGCTCGCAACAGAAATATATAATGTACCATTCTCTGTAGCAGTTCCAGTAATTGATATAACACCTGTGGCCTGAACAGCATCTAAGGCGTCATTCAGTGGCAATAAATCTAACTGTGTTGCTCCATTTATTTTCTTAAAATCTCTAACCAACCCTGCGATATGAGATCTACGTCCGAAAAGCGTATTCTCAGAATTATCATTTGGATGGTCTTGTATTAATGATTCTGTACCAGACACTATTGTCTGTCCTACAATTAATACTCGTTGTTCTAACACACCTGCTAATTGTGATGCGGGCACGATTGACCAATTCTGTCGTGGTTCTAATATACTCATGTTATTATCTCCTATTAATTATTTTTAACTTCTTTCTTAACCTTTTTCTTAACCTTTTTCTTAACTACTTTATGTGGTGCCTCCGATTTGGCAGGACCATCAATAACCTTCTTTTTATCATAAACAATCTCTATGCAATTATCAAACATAGAATCTTCTAACCTTCTTCGCCAATATATATCTTTTGGTACATTATTATCTGATACCTTTATTTTTATTACACTACCTTTTTTATAACCTCTCAAATCTTCATTTAATTTAATCTTTATATACATAATATCTCCTATGTTAGTGGTTCATCATCTTGATCAACTGTAACTGTCATATATGGTTCATCTACATCTATATTTTCTATCACATTTAAAGTTTGATTTGTATCTCTATACGCTCTTGTATCTGTTCTATCACCTGTGTCTTGTTCATTTATTTCAGTTGACATTTCAAATTTATATACATGTATATATTTAGATTTATCATAAAAGGCTGTTCCATGTCCTTTAAATACTGTTCTAAAGTTTGTTTCATTCGATAGTCCAGTATCAAATTTGGCGCCATAAACACTCTTTAAAATTGGTAATAATAAATCATGTCTACATACATCTATTAGTTGCTCTGCTGCTATTTCATTACTTGAATTTCCTATTACATATATTGAGAAACCATCTATTAATAATAGTCTAATCTCTGTTCCTGCTGCTGGAGTAGATATTGCATCACTATATGTATTTCTATCTTTTGACGTGTCTGCATCTTCCATAACTACACACATGTATAAGTTTTGTAATGATTGTTCTGTATAATGTTGTAAAAATCGTTCTATATCTATAGATCCTACTATTCTAATCTTACCATTTATTGTTCCGTCATTATACTGGCCTGGCAAAAAATCACCCGCGATTGTGAATGTACTAGGCGTTAATACCGTCACAGAATGTCTTCCATTGATGCCATCTATTCTATCCTCACAAATGTATTCATTACTATTTAAAGATGGTATAGACACTGTTGAGCGCACTACAAATTGCCTTCTGTTAGGTACTTTAAACAAATCAAAAGTTTTATTCCAATCAGCGGAATCAAAACCTTGTAATGTTATTTCATCTTGCCAACCTTCAGTTAAATCATGATCTGTAGATGTAGTAAATGTAAATAATAATCCATCTTGTTCCACTGAATATATAAATGTTTCAGTTGTATAATCAGTTAATGATACTACCTCGCCTGTTTTTAAATTGTGACGAGCCGTTGTAGATATAGTCGCTATACCACTGGACACTGTAATATTACTTGCCTCCATAGAGATTGAAAATTTATCTGTATATTTAGGTAGCTCAGTTCTTAACTTATTAATTATATCTATCAATTTCATTATGGTTTTACCCTTTTATCAACGTGATATAGTAAAGCGTTTGAGAAGTCTCTTGCGCGCTCTTTTACAGTCCTAATTATATGCTCTCTTGGTTTCATGTGTTCTGTTCCTAATTCAAGATATTTACCATATTCAACTTTATCTCCAAATTCCATACTATTAGAACCTCTTACTGTATATGATATACTTTTTCTAAGTTTGCCGGATAAATTTGCTGGAAATTCACCAGGCGCCGATGCTCTATGTAATTTGCCTTTTATCATATATAAATTACCAGTCTTATTTCGCTTTAATATTTCTTTCCTGGCATATTTAACGTTCCTATCACCTTGGTCAAAAAATGCATCACGAATACCTTGGTCAAACCTATTTTTGATATCACCAACATCAACTAACACTTTTCCTGTTATTCCTCTCTCTATAATTGATATTTTTATCATTACTTATTTGCCTCTTTATCATAATTGCCTTCTAAATGTACATAGAGCACCATAAATTCTTTTCTTAGTTCTGGATCATCAATAAATACTATTTTAAATATATTACCATCATACTTAATTAATTTTTCTGAATTTATATCATCATCATACCTAATTATAAATTTATGACTTATTTCTTTTCCATCTATATTGACATCTGAAAATAGATGTTTTGGATTAACTGATTCAATAGAGGCCCACTTAGTAATTTCATTAACTAATGACTCTTCGTAACCTATATCTGTAGATAATAATTCTCTATCATAAAAAGTTATTCTACACCTCAAATCACCTATAGCATACTTATATAATCTTCTTCTGTTTATTTCTCTTTTATTTTTAAACATTAAAATATATACCTTACTTTATATTTATTTAATAAAGCAGTTGTTTCAAGTGGAGCAAATAAACCACCATCACTCTGAACATCACCTCTATTTTCGTACAAATAAGCTATATGTAATTTTATAGCTGTCTTAATTAACTCTGGAACATCTTCAGCAGTATCACCAAAACCGGCAGTGAAATACACTGTAAATGGATAAGGCTTATCTATATCATATGATGGTGTAGTTGTAAATATAACTCTTCCTATATTACTAACGTTCCTAAAAGTATAATATGTTCCTGATACAACTGTGGTTTCACTATCAACTATAGATTCTATTTTAGTTAGAGATGATATAAGTGGTTTTGGTATGTCTATATATGGAAAAGATTCCCATCTGCTATTTTGAAGCCCGGCAAAAGAAATAGATTCATCTCTCTCAATAAAATATAAACCTGTATATGATTCAGCATAGTCAATACAAGATACTCTTAAGGCATCCAATACATAATCGTCAGCTGTATTATCAATCTTTAACCAAGTTTTAATCTCGTCCATAGTTACAACTTCACTCATAATATTCTCCTTAAAGATGATTATAAAAAGATAGAATACACCTATTTTTTAGACATATTCTATCTTATTTATATATTAAACCTGTGCTGTAGGTAAAAGTTCAGGATTAACAACAGCAAGAACATATGCTCTTAAACTTTCTGATCCGCCTAAAACAGTGGCTACCTTAACTCTTACATAACGTTTATTACTAAATATAGCTTCTTTATATACACCAGCACCAGCTACATTAGCGGCACTTAATTCGACAGCATCACCATACACTAATTTAGCAGCAGGAACAGCAGCGGCATCAGACATATTAGATTCGTCACCCTCCTGGATTGAGAAAGTAGCTGTACCAGCCGAGCTGCTATACTCTGCTAAAGAATATGCAAAGTAAACACCTGGATCATAACCGGCTGTATCTATAATTTCGCTATAAGTAATATCATTACCAGAAGTTGTAACTTCAGAATTCATAGCCAAGATTACTTTTTGATTTGTTGCTTTTTCTTTTATACTCATTATATTAACTCCTATTATTTATTATTTTATGTAAATGAGGTGCTTTTACACACCTCATATTTTATTAAGCTACAGTGTTAGACTTCAATATTTTTAATGCTGCATAGTCAGTTACTGCACCACCAACACCTTTAGTCATATAAAAACTAATATAAGGTTTGCCTGTATAAGGATCTCTTAAGATTCTTATTCCAATCCTGTCAATTATAGTATAACCTCTTGAAAAATCACCATAGATAACAGACAGAGAACCAGTAGTAAGTTCAGGCATATCAGGAAGAACTATTACTTTCTTTCCAAGTATAATCCTATCTATACCATGATATAACATATTTCTATCTAACATATAATGACCATCGTTCCCTTTAAATCCCATAACTTTTGAAAATGTAGTTCTGGTCATTCCAAATACCGCTGTTGCCTGATAACCTTCAAGCAATGAATTTTGAAGTGCGATAAGATCATTACCATCAATACCACCCGAAGTTGTAGTAGCATCTATTTGTTCCAGTGCATCTCTCTGATATGTACCAGCGGTATCCCAATCAGGATAATCTAAAAATCCTTTAGGTTTCATTGAACCATTACCAGTTACAAACGAAGTATTTTCAACTCTACTTATTTTATCAACGCCCTTATTATTAATATAGTTCTCTAAATTAAATCCAGCATTATCCAACATTTTCTGTGTAGTACGTGGATTAGCATAAATTTCATGAACTGGAATAATTAAAAGACCTATTTGAGCTGTATTTGTATTAGGTCTAGTATCAACTTCACCAACCCAACCACAATCAGATTCTTGATCATCTAAAATCCACTCAACTGTATCGGTTGATGTACTCTGAACGGTTGCATATAATCTAATAGGTGAGGTCTCAAACAGTCTAGTTTTAAATGCTGCCATTCTTTCTGGTTGAAGGAAGAATCCACCATCGGCTTGGCTACCTGCGACCATGTCTTTGGTTTCTCTACCAATCTTGTCTTCAGTAAGACCAAACATTTTGGTTTCAACTATCTCTCGATACATTTTTTCAGTAGTATCTTCTGGAATAGCTATATTACTTTTTAAATAAATATTAAGATCTTTTGTATACTGATTTGCCACTTCTTTATTGTCTCCATCAGAATTCTTAGACATAGCCAATTCCATATCTTTTTGTCTCTCTTCAAACGCTTTAACTTTCATATCTATTTCTTGTAGATCTTCAACAGCTTTGGTGGCAGATTCAGCAGCTTTCTTAACCGTATCATTTTCCAACGTGTCAAGACGACCGTTTGATTCATCAATAGTTTCTTGAACAGCTTTGACTGCACCATGTATTTCAGATATTAATGCGTCTTTTTCTTTAGTATAATCCATTGTTGTCACTCCTATTTTATTTTATTTTTAATTTTGGACATTTCATCCATCATCTTTTTGTACTTGATGTTTTTCATATCTTGAATCATATGAGCATCTCGCCCATCAGTGTCGTCAACATCTCGTTGATTGTCTGCTTTAATTAATGAAACTAACATCTTCGCCATCTTATTACTTGATTTAAAACCTTCCTTAAACATAGCTTCCAATTCTCTCTCATCTAAATCTTTTATATTGTCCATATCAAGAGATTTGTAGCTTAGAATTTGAGCCTGGTTGTTCATGCCTATAGAAACCAGACTTGCTTCAAAAATAAATGCTTCTTTAATATATCTAGTATTATCTTTAAAATCTTGGTCTTTTATTTTGTAACCAATACTCATTTCTAAAGAACCAATACGCAGTTGAGGCATAACTCTCTGTTTTACAAATATATCTTCTTTTGGCATCGTGCCTTTTAAAAATAATCCCTTGTTATCTTCTCTTAATTCTAATGGAACTCCTAATGGTTGATCTCTATCATGCATCCATAATATTTTCACTTTATGAGGACCTGCTAAACTATCTTTAAATGCACCTGGCATAATAATATCATTACCATAGTCTTTGTTGCCAAACACGGCGGCGTAACCTTCAAATATGTGGTTATCTTTATCTTCTTCTATCTTTTTAACTTCTAAATTAAAATATCCTGTATTATCCATCTTATCTCCAGTTTATCCCCCATAAATTTGTTATATATATGTTAATGTACATCTACAATTTGCTATATTCCATATACTTGCGCCAAGGCTTCTATCACCTGGATACATTAGAAGTTCTCCGCCTACATTAAAAGGTTCATTCAACATTCTTGTTTGACCGCCGGCGGCTCTATGTGCGTCACGAACGCGTGCATCACCAACATTTTGCCATACCTTCTGTAATAGTTTTGAAACAACAACACCTTCTACTATAACCTCGGTTTTGACTCTTTTCTCTATTAATTTAGTATTTTCTGCTGTGCCATTTGTCTCAGTCGTAGCTATAAGATTCTTTCTTGATTTAAACCTTCTTCTTAATATAACAATAGCTGCTAATATCAAAGCAGTAGCGTCTAATCTCTCTTCTGATTCTTCCTGTGCTGATATCATAGCCTTACGAACATCATCTAAAGAAGTCCTTGTTATATTGTCTGCTACCTTATCAGCCATTTCAAATGACCATGTATCAAGAGCCAGTTGTATGTTTTGTTCATCCATATCTAACTCTTTTTTACTATCTATATTTCTGAAATTCTTTTGGACACGTCGATAATGTTTTAAAAGTAAATCTCTCCACAAACTCTGAAAATCATATACATTGAATGTTTCTCGTCTAAATGCAGATACTTTAAAGTTGATCAACATAAAATTGAATATGGTATTTAACTCTCTCTTGAATGTTTTTTCCAGACGGAGTTTAAGAAGTACTTGGTTCTTTATGTCCATTAACCTTGGTCTACCTTTTCTATTTTAGACGCACCAGGTGCCTCTGACGGTTCCTCAATACCTAAATTAAGTCTTATATCTTCCTCTGATACTAATTCTTCTTCCTCTTCATCTATCGCACGCATGGAGCCTTGTATGAATATACTATCACCACCTTCAACGTCTTCTCTATCAGGTAGCATAGATCTTAGTTCATTAATGGTTTCAAGGTTGGTGTCTTTTCTTACTTTAATTTCTTCCAACTTCTTGGTCATTAAAGCAGGTATTTCATTTGGATTAAATGTTATTACAGCATCAGTGTTATCTAAATCTCTATATTTAGGAATCAAGAACTTTGACATTCCACCGAATATAGTATTGATATTAGGTATTACAGTCTTCTCATAAAAGTATAATATAGAACTAGCTATGTTATTGTAAGAACTTGCAGCTACAGTAACTAACGGTAGTGGTATTCCATATCTTAAGAATATGATAAGTTTTGCTGACTCATTTAAAGTACTGAAGTCCATATCTCTGTTGTTCATCATTAATTTAGTTACAGTTGTTTTTACATTTTCATAACCATCTGATGAAGTAACTATTGGTTTGCCAGCATTCTCTGCGCCGGTTATTGATTCATAAATATGTTGTCTTCTTTCAGCTAACTCTTCTTGATTTGGATGATCACCAAAGTCAATCCATAAACCAGAAGTATTACCTTTGTCCAATAGATTAATATTATGTACATTACCTGTAATTATATGCTGTATGTCACCTAATATAGCAGTTAAAGGACTATCACCTTGTGTATTATCATTCATAGAACTAAAGCCCATTATATGATATAATTCTGATAATCCAGTATTACTGATAAACTTGGTTAATTTTCCCCTCTCAACTTCTCTACTATATTGTCCATCCGATACTGTATTAGATAAATAATATTGGTCTGGATAACTATCTATATTTGGATATATTGATACATTACCATTATATATTGGATACAATTCTAAAGGTGGAAACTTGTAATTACCTAATGATAATAGATAAGAGTTATGCGTTAATAGATAGTATCGTATAATATTACCTATAAATTCCTTGTAGTCATTAAAGCCATTTGGATTGTTGATTAGGTCGGTAACTTTATGGTCATCTCTATATTCACCATCTATCTTTAATATAGGCTTAATTTCTTCGACGGCGGTTGCAATTTCATCAACAGCTATAGCGACAGTTGAATTCTCTCTATAATATCTAAATGCTTGGTTGGTAGTTACGGAGGTAGTTCCTAATATTGCACTATATAGAAATGAAGGTGGTACGTTTTGTATTGTTAAATCTGCACTCTTTGTTTCTATATCTGCAACATCTATGATATCTTTTGTTTCGCGCGAGAAATAATTTTTAACACTTGAATATATATTCATTAATGTTTCCTTATATTATAATATTATAGTTTTACCTGGTGATCGTCTGAGCTTTTCTGTACTGTATCTTAATGCATCTATAAAATGGTTATTCTTATCTTCTATAAGTGGTGTTATATCCCCCGTCATTTTATCTACCTTATAACTATAAGTATTAAATTCATGTATGACACCTTTTAGTGATTCATGTATTATAGTTGTATAGTTTTTTATGAATTCTATACCTTCTATGATAGAATTCTTACCTTTTACGGATGCCCTAACCTTAAATCCGTTTCTTCTTAGGTATGATATAAATTCTGGCCGGGCTGAATCTGCTGTTATCATCCACTTTTTACAATCAGGTATTACTGACTCTAAAAAAGCAGGTGTATCATCTATTTCTAAATGTAATTGATTGTCTGCTTTATCAATAAATAATTTACGACTGTCATGATCTATATAACATCTTAAGAATGCTAATTTATCTACACTAAAACCAAAATCTAGTCCTAAATAAAATATGGCATCTTTTGGTGCTGTGAATGAATCTATTTTATATTTACCTTTGAATATAGTTGCCTCACTAATAGTTAATGGATT